GCAGCCGCGTCAGCAACCTCACCATGGAGCTGAGCTATGAGAACCTGACCCAGGCCGAGATGGCCAGCATCCGCGATCACTACCGCGGGCAGCAGGGTTCATTCGTCAGCTTCCTGCTGCCGGCTGAAATCTGGGCAGGCCAGTCCAGCGTGTCCAACATCGTGCCGGCTGGGATGCGCTGGCGTTACCAGGAGCCACCAGAGGAGTCGCAGAAGCGTGGTGGGTATGTGGACACCACTGTGTCGCTGGTGACGGATGGCACATGGCTGCCGAGCATTGAGCCGCTACCTGGCTTCGAGCTTGGCGTGAATGTGATCTGGATTGCTGGCGCTGCAACGCAGACCGGCGAGATCGACCTGGTAGTGAATGTGGCGTGGGCCGCTGGGGCGGCTACTGGAACCGCAGCTGATGATGGCTTTGCCGCGTTCCTATACTGGAGCGAAGACCTGTACACCGACTGGCGCTGATCCATGGCAGCACCGAACATCAAAAGTGGATCGTCAGTCACGACGGTCACCGGCAAGACCGTGGGCTATGCCGTCACCACCTCGATGGCTGCAGCGCTGAGCAATGGCGCCAGCAGCGGCAAGGTGCTGAAAATCAATTCGGTGTACTGCGCCAACGTGGATGGCACCAGCGCAGCTGACATCAGCCTGGAGCATTACAACGGCACCACCGGCTTCGCTATCGGCAAGACCATCGCCGTGCCAGCCGACGCCACGCAAGTGCTGGTGACCCGCGAGGCTTACATCTACCTGGAGGAAGGGCACAGCCTCCGCGCACAGGCCAGCGCTGCCAGCGACCTGGAACTGGTCATCAGCTATGAGGACATCAGCTGATGCTTGGCTTTAACGGCGGATTGATGGGCGTCAGGCGCACGCCGACAGGCAGCACCGCATCGGGGCTGTGGTTTCAGAATGAGCAGAGCGTGGCCAAGCGTGCAGCAATCTGGCCAATTTCTGGAGGTATTGCCGGGCTAAATCCAGTTCTCTGGTATGACTTCGCAGATGAGTCAACTGTCACAACATCAAGCGGACAGATTACGCAGATTACAGACAAAGGAAGCCTTGGCCGTACACTGACAGCCAGTGCTACCGGACCAACCTACGCGACAACAATCAACGGCTACAAGGTGTCAGATTGGGGTACCAGTGTTCATAGCAACTACTTGCGCAATACCGATACAACAGGTTTTACCGTTGAAGAAATCTACTGCGTAGCAGACAGCAGCGAGACCAGCAGCATTACAAACTTAGGATTGCTTGGTAGCTATACGGACGTTGCCAAGACAATCTTCATGAACGGGTCAGGTACAGGCTTTGAGGGGCCACTTGGTGGAAGCTACTACATAGATCGAGTCTTTTTGAATGGTGGCACAACAGATAGATACTCCAATGTGTTTTCAGAAATTGCAAGCCCTTGCATCTTGCGAATGCTTGATACGCGTGGGGCCATCACTGGAACGACCGGAGGATTCCAAATTGGAAGCGATCGCGGAAACCCCAGCCGCGGCTGGCGCGGCCTGATCGCTGAAGTTGTCTGCTTCTCTTCCGTATTGGGCAGCGGTGATCGGGCAGTAGTACAAAACGCGCTTGCTTCTAAATGGGGCATCACGCTGGTCTAACCATGCTCTACTCCCACCGCCAAGCTACCCCAGCACCCCTGCCGCACCGCATCCGCTTTGCGGACGGCAGCACCCGCACCGACGCCAGCACCTTCACGCCTGATGAGCTGGAGCGTGCCGGCTACACCGGCCCCTACGAACGCCCCGAGTGCGATTACAGGACCGAGAAGGTGGACTGGGACGCCACCGCCCTGGCCTACGTCGTGCGCCCCTACAGCTTCGATGAGCTGCAAACGCAGCACGCCAAGATCCGCCAGCGGCGCATTGAGCTGCTGCAGTCTTGCGACTGGACGCAGATCGTTGACTACGACCTCGGCGCCGATCGTGACGCATGGGCCGCCTACCGCCAGGCGCTGCGAGACCTGGCCGATGCTGCCAATCCATTCGACATCACCTGGCCGCAGCCGCCTGCACCCTGATGGCTTCCTTCGTCTACAACTCCTGCATCGATGACATGGCGCGCAACGCCATTGATTTCGACACCGACAGCTTCAAAGTGATGCTGGTCACCAGCAGCTACACACCAGACAAAGACACGCACCTCAAGCGTTCCAGCGTCACCAATGAAGTCAGTGGCACGGGCTACACCGCCGGTGGCATCAGCGTGCCTGTCACTGTCACCAAGGACACCGCCAACGACAAGGTCACCATTCAGTTTGCAGCGGTTTCTTGGACCAGCAGCACCATCACCGCACGCGGCGCGGTGTACTACAAATCCCGCGGTGGTGCCAGCAGTGCTGATGAACTGGTTGCCTACAACGACTTCAACAGCAACATCACCACCAGCAACGGCACCTTCTCCCTGGCGGCCAGCACGCTCACGCTGCAGAATTAGACTGTCGGCAGCTGACAACTTTCGATGACACCGGAAGACATCACCAGCATCGCCGTGGCATTGCTGGCTGGCTCTGAACTGCTGGCAATCGTGCCTGGCATTCGCGCTAACAGCTGGACCCAGCTGATCCTCGGCGCATTGCGTGGCATTGCCTCCCGCAAGCGGTGACTGAGCCAACGCACGGCGAGATCCTCCGCGCCATCGGCGTGCTGGAAGGCCAGCTGAAGCAGCTGCTGGATGCCGCCATCTCTGACAAGACTGAGCGGAGCGGATTAGGTGTCCGCGTTGGCCGGTTGGAGACGCGCATGGCGCAGGTGGTCATCCTTGCCGTTGTCGCCGCCATGCTCAGTCCTGTCATTTGGTCTGAGATCAAGAGCGCATTCAGCTACCGGCAGTCAGTACCGCAGCACCTGCAACGGCCATGACGCAGCTCAAGCTGGTTGATCTGTTCCGCTACTTCAAAGGGTTGCCACATCAGTTGGCGGCGATCAGCGAACTGGAAGCTGCCATCGGTCCGCGCCTGCTGAACCGCGACCAGCCATGGTTCAAGACCTGGAGCGTCCCCGGCAAGCAGACCGACCTGGCTGATGCGATCCAGATCATCAAGGAGTTTGAGGGCTGCCACCTCAGCGCCTACCCCGATCCGCTGAGCGGCGGCGATCCGTGGACGATCGGTTACGGCACCACGCGATTCCCGGATGGCAGCGCCGTGCAGCGCGGCGACAAGATCAACGTCATCGAGGCTGACATGCTGCTTCGCTTGGAAGTGGACCGCATTGCAGAACGCCTGCGCACGATCCCGCACTGGGCAAGCATGAGCGATCCGCAGCGCTGCGCATTGATCAGCTTTGCCTACAACCTCGGCACCGGGTTCTATGGCAGCGCTGGCTTCGACGCCATCAGCGCAGCATTGTGCGATAAGGATTGGGCTGCCGTGCCAGCAGCCATGCTGCTCTACCGCAACCCTGGCAGTGCCGTTGAGGCTGGCCTGCTGCGCCGACGTAAGGCTGAGGGCGCACTGTGGCAGAAGGGCGCACCGCAACCGCAACAGCAGGGCGTCCTGCTGCGTGTGCCGCATGAGGCGCAAAACGACAACCGCTCAGGCACCGGCTACCGCGAATGCTTCAGCAGCAGCGCTGCCATGGTGGCCAAGTTCTACGGCAAGGTGAGCGGCGACGATGCCTATAACAAGATCCGCGCACGCTTCGGCGATACCACCGACGCGCAAGCGCAGATCAAGGCGATGCATTCACTTGGGCTGGCAGCTCGATTGCAGACCAACTGCAATGCTGCCACCATCGACACCGAGTTGCAGGCGGGCCGCCCCGTGATGGTCGGTTGGCTGCATAAGGGGCCTGTCGGTGCGCCCACCGGCGGTGGCCATTGGTCCGTAATCATTGGCGCTACCAGTGATGCCTACATCCACAACGACCCGAACGGCGAGGCCGACATGGTAAACGGCGGCTATGTCAACCACACCAAAGGTGCTGGAATCGCCTACAGCCGTAAAAACTGGTTGCGCCGCTGGGAGGTTGATGGCCCCGGCACCGGCTGGGCAATGCTGGTGTCATGACATGGGCAAAGTGGCTGGTTATTTCATGGTCCATTGAAGAAGAGCTGCGCATTGAGGCGCAATCACGCGCAGCATTCACGCATGAAAACGCTGATGATGTACGCAAACTATG